TTTATTTATATTTTTAGATTTAGCAACTACATCTTTAACAGCGTCGGCTTTACCTTGCTCGTAAAAATGTTGTGCAATAGTATCTGCGTTTCTAGCAGCGTACATAGCTTTGTGATAACCTTTAACATCTACAACTTCTCCTTTATCGTTTAAGAACTTCTTAACTACATTTGAAATATCAGATTGGGCCTCAGCAACATCATTAGGATTATTAACAGAATATCTAAACTTTTTTTCTCCTACAGCGAAATCAAAACCTTTGAATTCCTCAGAGAACATTTTGTTAGTTGTATTCTTAAACTCCTCATGTCGCTTTTTAGCTACTTCTTGTTCTTTTGTGTATCGGTTGAAAAACTCACTTGCTTTAGACATTTCATTGTTTACGGTAGGCCTCGACTTGATTTCATCGTAATACTTTGTTTTTAAATCTTCAAGAAAGTTTTTTGCTTTTGCAACCTCTTCTTTTTTAGCGAGTTTTTTACGACGCTGGTCTCGCTCTTCGTCGTAGTCTTCATCCACTTTAAAGTTTTCCTCCATGATAAAATCAATTTCAGAATTATCTAAATGTGGTTTAGTATTTTTATAATATTCTTTCAACAAGGTGTCTTCGTCTACATTTGAGTAATCAGCATTTAATCTGACGTAGTCGTTTATATCACCTCCTGTTTCATCCATGAAAGAAACTAATTTTTCAATATTTTCTGGCAATTCTTTACCTGATACTTTCTCGTCTCTTATAGCTTCTTGCAAATCTTTTTTAGCGGCAACTACTTCCTTTTCCTCTTCCTCTGTTATTTCAGCTATTGGAGTCAGTTTTTCTTCAGCCTTTTCGGTAACACTTTTTTCTTCGTGTGTTGATCCCACTTCTTGCAATTCCACGTCTTGTTCTTTCTCCTTCTCATTAGACTGTAACACAGTTTCCTCTGACTTTGACTCTTGAACGGCATCTTCTTCTTTTTTAAATTCTATTTTAGGTGTATCTTGTTTTTTGCTAGCTAATTTTTTAGGTCTTCCAGGCTTTTTCTTCATTTTAAATTCACCTTCTTGTTTTACTTCTTCTTTTTTTTCTTCCATGATATGATATTATATAATTATAAGGACTAAACCATAGGTGGTTGCATAGGGTCTTCAGGTACTTGTGGTACTTGAGATGCCGCTTGCTCCGCTAATGGCTCTCCATTTGGTTGGCTATTAAAGTCTGTAGGTAATAAACCATCTTGTCTTTGTTGTATCATTGCACTTTGCTGTGTAGCCTGTAATTTTGTTCTTTGATCTTTTCTATCTTCTATAAACTGCTCTCTAGTTGTTATTTCTTTTAAATCCATTTGCTTCAACTGCATGTCATACTTGAACTTTTGCTCCATTTGAGTTAGTTCGTTTTGTAGTTCATTTTGCATTTGTTGTATTTTAAACTGAGATTTACCTTGCTCTATTTGTAATTCTGTCTCAGCCATAGCTTGACGTTTCTGAACTTCGTACATAGCTGCTTTTTCAGCAGACTCTGCATTAGCCTGAGCTTGAGCTTGAATCATTTTTTGTTTTTGAGCTTGGTCTTCTCTAGCTTTTTGTTTACGCTTTAGCTTTAGCATTTGATTTGCTAACTTTAAATTGTTAATCTGCCTAATGTCAATAGCATCTTCTAGATTTATTTGCCCAGCTTTCATAGCTATTTGTATATTTTGTTCTAAAACTTGCTTTTCTTCTTCGTCAGGTTCTAGTTCTAAAAATATACCAAAATCATATAGATGTAACTCTTTCATCTCTTGTAATGTTGCTACATTATACAGGCTTATACTATTAACTAAAGCTTCATTTGTTAACTCAAACTCTAAAGAATCAGCTATACGCAAAGATATGTTTTCGCACGCTCTAAGACAAAGATATAAACCTGCGTCTAGTATATGCCTAGTAGCTACATTTGATTGTGCTACTGCTAGTTTCTGCAATCCTAATAAAGCATCTTTATCCGGATTACTACCGTCTCTAGCCTCATTGAGTCCAGTGACGTCTCTAATCATTTGTAGGTAATATTGATAAGTTTGAATTAGGCTTTGTATTTTAGCCATACCATTATTACTGTTAAGCTCTTGAATAGGAATTTTACCAGGATTCATATCTCCATCCTGCGTCATAGATCTACCCACGATAGAACCAGTTTGGAAATACATATTTAATGCTTCTTTTGGATTATAACTTGTTCCACTACCCAAATCAACCTCTGCTAATCCATCTACGTCTAAGTAAACACCATCTGGTACTATACGAGATAACACTTGTTGTAGTTTTAAAGAAGTTAATTGTATCATATCAGCGAAAGTTATCATACGTTCCACTAATGAAGTTATACGTCCTTTATATAGATCAGGAGCACATATAACATAGTTCATGTTAACTTTACTTAGATTAGACTTAGGTCTAGTCATGTTTTCAGCAACTTGCCAGTTTAGCATTATTGGATGACCTAATATTTTTGCTCCACTATACAAAACCTCAATAGATCTACTAACTCTTTCAAAACCATCGTTAGGTGGCGGCATGAAAGTATCTGGCTTTTCTAAAGCTTTTTCTAATCCGGATGCTGTTCTTTTTATTTTAAAAACCTGATCAGCATATGTCTTATACTCAAAATATAAAACTTGAACAGTATTGTCATCTCTATTGCCTCTATAATTTCTTCTATAATTAGTATTACCTGGAAATTTTTGAATTTGCGCTAATTCTTCATTTGATATATTAGGAAACTCTTTTTTTAATTCAGGTAAAGATATATTCTTAACCTCACCAACGTAATATATATCTTCAAAATTAGGATCATCTGTATACGAGTACACTACATTAGCTGGATCTACATAGTCAACAGTTATACCATTAGAAGAGTTCCATGATGTTTTGACAACACCTATTCCTAGTTCTACTAAATCTTTATAATACCTTCTCTTAACTAGTTCGAATTTATTTCTATCTAAAGTGTTATTTATAGCTTCTTCTTCTGCTATTTCTATAGATTGCTTATAGTCTAATTGTAAATGAATTTCTAGTTCTTCCTCGTTTTGCGGAACATTTTCTCCACCGTCAACTTCAGATATGTCCATACCCATCTGCTGCTTAACCTCATTCATAAAATCTCTAGTAACTATATTTTTATGAAGTTTTTCAGCGTATGCAGTCCTTTTCTTTTGAGAAGCAGGATCTTGTGCATAGGCTTTTATATCATATATCTTTTCAGACATACCATTTACCACTATGTCTACGAATTTAGGAATTACAGGAACTGGGGTCCAGTCTAGGTTTAAGTATGATAAATCTCCATTTATAGATAATTCATCCTTATATTTTTGTATAGATTGTTCTCCTCTAGCATACAACCTTCTTCTATGAAATACATTATAGTTATTGGAATATCTTGCGCCGCCTACTGAACTTGAAAACCACTCGCCTTCTATAGCTCTACCTACGGCCATACCGTAGTCTAAAGACATCTTTTCTTCTTGAGATACTACTTGATCAGGAAATGAGCTTTGTGAATTAGTATAAATCATTTATTATAGTATTTTTGACAGTGATCCATCATTGTTGTATTTTTTAAATCCTAAATCTATTTTTTTAACAGATCTATCTGCAATTGGTTTGTATTTGTTCCTATTACAAGCCATTATAGCTAAACCAGAACTTATAGAAGCATCATGCTTTGTTCTGTTGTTTATATCAAAATGCGCCCAGTCTTCTAATGTTTTTTGATGATACATATCACCTTGTTTTTCATCAACAATACCTACATAAGCTTCTATATAAGCTTCAATAGCTGCTGCATGAGACTGTTTTATATCCTCACTTGAGTTAGGTATTCCACCAATTTCTTTTTCAGTTACAGATAGTTTATTCCAAATTTTATCAGGTCGGTTCATAGAAAACCCTCTATAACCACGTCTTTTTAAATAATACAACAACCTAGGTTTGTTATTTTCTGCTAGTATAGGCATACCATAAAAATGTAATGCCATTAGAACATCTTCAAAAAATATTTCAGCAGTTGCGGGTCTAGAGATATATTCTAAAAAAAAATGGTTAGGTGGCGCGTCTTCCATTGAAAACTTAGTTAGTCCATGTAATGATCCATTAGACCCTTTGCCATCGACAGTGCCACTAATATCATAAGAGTCACAACCAAATGCTCCGATATGATTATTTCCAGGTTGTCTAAGTCCATCTTTTACTATTACATTATTTTGTAAGCTTTTAGGAGGTATCCAAGATATTTGAAACCTACCATCTTTATTCGGTCTAAACTCTACTTTAGTATCTGGAACTCCATCTTGCCATATAAAACTTCCTTTTGTTATATTAGCTAAATTATTATAATCTTCATTATAATCTATTTGTTCGTATATTTTAGTTAAATTAAATAGACTTTGTTTTGTTTCGTCTCTAAAAGCGTGCTTTTCAGTTCTTGGAAATTGTCTGTAGTATTCATTTAAACTGTCTTGATCTGACTTTAATCCATCAACTTCGTTTTCCCAATGTTCTATTACTCCGATTGTAATTGGGAGATTGTCAATTCCGATTGTTTTATTTTCTGGCGTAGTGAATACAGGTAATCCAAAAGTATCCATGAATCCTTCGTAGTTCCACTCCATAGGGATGAAAAGAGAATAGAGTCCGCTACTTGTTTGTCCATTTCTATTTCTTGTTGTAACGTCTGAATTATAGTAGAGTTTTTTAAAATTGTTTCCACCTTTATCTAATGCGTTTGAAGTTGAGCCCATCATACACTTGCCTACTATTCTTCGGCCTAGTCTTAATGTAGTTTTTGTAACCCTCCAGTTGTTTAATATATTGTCTGGTCGTTCCCATTTTCCTGATTCATCGTGTGCTAATATTTTTAATTTCTCACCATCGTAAGAGTTATCTCCTGTGTTCTTCCAATCTATTGTTGTATCAAGACCTTTTAATTCAGCAAGCTTAACATTGTCATCTAGTTTACGTCTAGTAAGCTTCGAAGCTGGAACCCTATACGCCAGTTCGGTTTTTGGACGATCCATACCATCTTGGATTGGTTTGAAAAAAAACGGATAGTTAACGGATATTGGTACAACTTTGTCTGTGAACATTTTTTTAGCATCTGCTCCAGATTTTGAAAGGATACCGAATCTTGCATCTGAAGATATAGTTGCCTGGTTAACAAGCTCTGCTGATGACATAAAGGAGAAACCAGACCGTCTGTTTTTAAGATAACACATTCCATAACATCTGCTGTCGGCTTTGCACGCTTCCCAAAATATATAGAACAATCTATTTGCTTCTCTATAATCGGCTGATCCGACATCAATTTTTGACCACTGCAAATACATGTAATGAGTACCAGTGATATAAGTAGGCACACCGTTATTAAAAAACCAGTAGCCATCTGATCTACGTTGAAATTCTTCATCTATATAATCAAACCATTTTTCTTTAAAATCTGTAGGGTACTCCTCCCAATCGAATCTTGTTTTTATTCTACTTAATTCTTTTGGGCATTCTTGTTTTTCCCAACGTTGCTCCTCCTTGACCTCGCTTCGTTTAAAAGGTTTGTCTGCTTTTGGTAGAGCAATACGGAGGTTTTGAATTTCAATGATCTGTCCAATTTGTCCAGTTTTACTAATTACTATGAAGTCATAATCTGCATTATAACCATACTCCCATTTTTTTAATCTATTTTGTTTAGATAATATTTTAGGATTTATAAT